CCTCGACACCGAGGGTCTGCTTTATGGCCTTGAGATCATGGGCACACACTGGGATTGCTCCCAGTTGATCACCTATCTGGCCACCAACTCTTGTGGTGGCAACACTCTCGGCCTGAAGCCAAACGCTCAGGAATACAGCGGTAACTATGCCGTGGAAGAGATCCACGACATCAAGAAGATCCCTTATCAGGAGCTTCTCCGCTACAATCTCGTGGACACCTTCTCCACTTGGTATGTTCTGCACAAGAACAAGCCTGTCATGATCGCCGATCAGCAGGAAGACTTCTACAACCGCATCTTCAAACCTGCACAGATTGATATTGTGCAGATGCAGTTGACCGGAATGCCGGTCAACATGAAGCGTGCAATCGAGGTCGATAAGGAACTCCGTGATGCACTGGAGCTGCACAAGTCAGCGATCTTTGCCTCACCTGTGGTTCAGGAGTTCCAAGACCTACTGGACGCCCACTTCCTTGAGGAGTGGAACAAGCGTCTGAAGAAGCAGAAGCGCACTCTTGCTGATGTAGGCGACAAGGCCAAGTTCAACCCGAACTCGTCCGATCAGCTGAGCGATCTGCTCTACGGTATGCTGAAGTTCCCTGTCTTGGATGTGACCAAGAATGGTGCTCCAGCGACCGGAGGCAAGGTCATTGCCAAGCTGGTTCACCACACGGAAGACGCCACTGTGTTGGCCTTCCTCGAAGAGCTGCGCCAATACAAGCTGCTCGTGAAGGTCATCACCGACTTCATGCCGTCGATCCTCGACGCTGAAGAAGGACCAGACGGCTGGCACTATCTCTGTGGCAGCTTCAAGCTGGGCGGCACCATCTCTGGTCGCCTGTCCAGCTCTGGCCCGAATATGCAGAACTTCCCTGCATCGTCCAAATACGGCAAGCTGATTAAGTCGTGCTTCGAAGCACCTCCTGGTTGGATCTTCGCTGGTCTGGACTTCGCGTCGTTGGAAGACCGGATTTCCGCTCTGACGACACGGGATCCAAACAAGCTGAAGGTCTATACCGACGGCTACGACGGTCACTCCCTACGTGCTTACGCCTATTGGGGAGAGCTGATGCCTGACATCGATCCAAACTCGGTGGCTTCCATCAACTCGATCCAAGAGAAGTATAAGCCGATCCGGGACAAGTCCAAGAACCCGACCTTCGCCCTGACCTATCAGGGCACCTACGCAACTCTGATGGCCAACTATGGCTTCACTGAAGAGTTCGCCAAGGCGTTGGAGGCTTCCTATCAGAAGCTCTACAAGGTCAGCATCGATTGGGTGAACGCCAAGCTCACCCAAGCGTCCAAAGACGGCTATGTCACTCTGGCTTTCGGACTCAGACTCAGAACTCCGAAGCTTCAACAAGTCGTCTATGGGAACAAGCGAACACCATCCTCTGCTGCTGCTGAGGGCCGTTCAGCTGGTAATGGGCTAGGCCAGTCATGGTGCTTGCTCAACAGCCGTGCTTGTTCCGAGTTCATGGAGGGTGTTCGCAAGAGCGAGTTTCGCCTAGACATCCGCCCCTGCGCCCATATCCATGACGCTCAGTATTATCTCATTCGAGATGATCTCGCCGCTGTGACCTACACCAACCAGAACCTCGTCAAAGCGGTTCAATGGCAGGATGATCCTGAGATTTACCACGATGAAGTCAAACTCGGTGGTGAACTCTCGGTCTTCTATCCTACCTGGAAGGAAGAGATCAGCATTCCAAACGGCCTCATTGGCCAAGACATCATCGATTATGTCGATGAAGCTATCCAGAAACGGAACCAAAAATGACACCCACCTTCGCCTTCTTCATGGTGACGATGATCGCCACCCTTGGCGGTCGTCCGGTCAACCAGTTCAATCTGCTGGCCAGAACCGAAAGCCGTAACGTCACCACGGCTGATCTGCATCGCACGCAGCTGAGCGGTGCTCAAATGCTGGACGCTGAGCAGGTCCAGTATGACAATCTAGTCCTTCAGAATATGTTCCTGCTGTTCGAAGGCACCGAGGAAGACTTCACTCGTGAAGGCAACGAGCTGATGACCCAGCAGGCCAATGAACAACTGGCTCAAGCGATGGGCGCCAAACCCATCGAACAAGCGGTGCAAGACGCTGTGGCTGAGAGCATCGCTGATGCCCGCAATGTCCAAGCTGAAGAAGCTGCTGAAGCTTCGCCTCCTGAGCCGGCTCCGAACTCCGGTTCGGATCGTGACGAAGACGCTGGCCGCTAACCAGCAGCCAACGACTGAATACAGAACAGCTCCCTCGAAAGAGGGGGCTGTTTTTCTTTGCCTGCATGGATTAAGCCCGTCGGGCTTATCTCCACAGGATCAGGTCATGATTGCCGATAAAGTCCATGAGTTTGCCCGTGGTGCTTCATTCGAAGTCATCATGAGCCTGCCCGCCAACGTCGAAGCTGATTACTTCGTCGAATGGCGCGCTCTGTCACAGCTGCGTAAAGCCGGAAAACCTACTGAAGAAGGCTTCATTGCCGATCTGAAGTTCCAATGGCTCGACGAAGAGGGGCACCGTAAGTTCATGGTGTCGTCCAACGACACTGATAACTGGCCGCTTGGTGCTGCTGTGTTCGATGTGCTGTTCGTTCATCGCAAGGGACGACGCATCCGAACCAAACAGCTTGAGATCATGATCAAAGACGGTTCGACGCAAAACTGATGATCGAAATCACCCTCAACACCAACGATCTGAGCCTTGATCTTCCTGAGATCGAGGAACCAATCGAACTGGATGGTTCGACGGGTGAACTCGACCTGCACGGTCCTCAATACCTCGACGTTGAAATCACGCCGAACAACTGGGGTCTGCTCGACCTCGATCTGTTGGGCTTCCCGTATCATGGCCTGTCTGCCTATGAACTCGCTGTCCAGCGTGGTTTCAACGGCACTCTGGATGAGTGGCTGGCTTCCCTAAAAGGTGAGGACGGTGAACTCGGTGCAGCTGGTCAGGCTGCCGTCATTCGTGCCGAAGAAGCTGCTGCTTCCGCCAAGGGAGACGCCACTGCTGCATCTGGTTTCCGTGCCGATGCTTACAGCTATGCAGGTGTCGCTGGTGAATATGCTCGTGCATCGAACGAAGCCTACACCAACGCCGTAGCCATCCGTGACGAGACAGGTCAGATCGCCCAAGCGATGACCTATATCCGTCAGCAGTCTGAAGCTTTGCTGACTGACACCACGGAAGTCGCCAGAGCGACAATCCAAGAACGTGTCATGGCCGAGACCGCAAGGTCTGCGGCTGAGATTGCTCGTGATAGGGCTGCTCAGAGCCAAAGCTCGGCTGAAGGTTCTTCTGCCTCTGCATCTGATAATGCGCTCATGGCAGTCGAAGCTCGTAACAAGGCTGACGACGCTGCTGAGGCATCTCTCTTTAGCCGTGACGAGGCAGAAACCTTCGCTAACGAAGCCAGAACAGAGGCTGAAGCTGCTAGAACCTCTGAGATTGCCGCAAAGGCATCCAGAGATCAGGCAGCTATCACCGCAACTGGTGTCATTACCCAAGTTGACAGAGCTAAAGGCTTTGCCGACGCTGCTGGAGCATCGGCTGAAGCCTCACGAGAGTCTAAAGTTGCTGCTGAAGCTGCCTTTGGCGGAGCCAATGGTGCCAAAAATCAGGCACAAGGCTTTGCAAGTGCGGCTGCTACATCCTCTCAGACGGCTGAAGCTAAGGCTACTGAAGCCGGACAGTTTGCATCTGCTGCAAATGAGAGTGCAACGGAGGCTAACACATCAGCTGGTAACGCAGGCACCTATGCTAATCAATCGAGCCAGTCCTCTCAAGCCGCCCAAGAGGCTGCTCAAGAAGCCGGAACCAAAGCACAAACTGCTAATGCCAGTGCTCAGACCGCTATCGAACAGGCGTCTATCGCCACTGATAAAGCTGCTCAGGCTGCACTAAGTGCTGAAGCTGCTGCCAATGCCGGTAACGGTTTGGCTGCGACTGTTCAGATCCACGGAGAAGCCATTGCTGATCTTGAGGCAGCCTATGCCTCTGCACGTCTGCGTCTCAAGACCCAAGGCGGTAACGGTCAACCTGCTATCCTCGAACTGGAGTCTGATACCGCAGGCACATCGGCCATTCGGCTGTTGGCTGCTCAGATCATGTTCGGACCCAATACGATCTATGAGACCAATCGAGATACGATGACGACGCGAAGTGGAAACACGCGCTACGTTCGTGCTCAGGGTGCTCCGTTTGGTGTGGATGCTTTGACATTCTGGCACGGCATGGACAGTGTTCCGCTGGGCCAAGAGAACAAGAGCAACGCAATCTCCTGGGATGATGCCAATGGCAACGGCCTATACGGAGGAAAGGTTACGAGCGGCCCTTTTGATAGTGGGGTCTATGGAGGCCCCTTTGATATTCCAAAGGGCAACTGGACAACTGTCGCTGAAGTTCAGAACCTTTACTTCCCTTCGCGTGTCTTTGTGCTCGCTGCCCTGAGCTATGAGATCTATGTGTCAGGCTCTCCTGAGCCTAACTATGACTACAGCTACATCATGCGGCTGATCGCCAATGATATGAATGGCAGCAATGAGCAGGAAATCCCGCTCACTGGTCTATTTGGCACAGGATCAAACAATCAATGGGTTGATCTTCGTGCCTTCTCCTACCGAGAAGGCACAATCGACACCAACAAAGGACTGAAGAAGCTTCGCTTCCAGATCCAACCGATTGGCTCAAGCATTGCTGTGGCTCAGGTCCGCAACACACGCTTGAGAGGTGCTTGGACACAAGCCCTCTAGTGCCTCTGAGGCCTACTAGACCCCATATCTAGTGGCTTTTCATGGGACTAAATCCCCTTCATAAACATCGACCGACCTAGGGGTCAGGAGCTTTTCCTGGCCCCTTTTCTCACGAGAACCCCACATGAAAGAAGCCCCAGAGCTGCTTGAACAAGCAGCGGCAACCATGCGTGAACGCTCTGCTGAGCGAGACACCGATAAGGAACGGGCAATGACCCGAACCGTGGCCATCTTCAACTCCATGTTCCCCGACAAGGCCCTGACCGAATACGAGGGCTGGATGTTCATGGTCGCCCTCAAGCTGGCTCGTGCTCACGGCGGCAGCTATCGGGAAGACGATTACATCGACGCTCCTGCCTATCTGGCGCTGGCAGGCGAATGCCGTGCTACTACCGAGGGTCGTTCAAATGAACAAACCCTGTTTAAGCCGGCTCCTTCCAATGGCATCAGGGATACTGAAGGATGAACGTCACCAACAACTACAAGATCAACCTGCTCATGGCGGTTTGGCTCTTGAACGACAACTACGACTACGATCCCACGCCGAAGACCATTTCGGCTTCCACGCTCATCAAGCCGCTGAAAAAATACATCCTCAGCAAGCGAGTGAACCGTGAGAACCAATCGATCGATGTCGCTGATCTGATCTCCACAGCCCTTGGCTCGGCCATCCACGATAGCGTTGAAGCTGTCTGGTTGGACGACGCAAAGCGAACCAAGGCTCTGACACAGCTGGGTATCCCCGAAGCTGTGCAGAAGGAGATCATGATCAACCCCACCCCGGAAGAGGTGGCTGCCCGTCCTGACGGCATCCACGTCTATTTCGAGCAACGCTCGGTCCGGGAATACAAGGGCTGGCGGATCACCGGCAAGTTCGATCAGATCGCTGATGGTCGTGTTCAGGACACCAAGTCCACGGGTGTCTTCAGCTATATGAAGGGAACCAAGGACAACGACTATCGGGACCAGCTTTCCATCTACAAGTGGCTGAACCCTGATAAAGTCACCGACCCTGACGGACAGATCAACTTCGTCTTCACTGATTGGCAGGGCTTCCGTGCCAATCAAGACCCGAACTATCCTGAAAAGCGGCTGATCTCCAAGGAGTTCAAGCTGCTGTCAGACGCTCAAGTCGAGGCTTTGATCGACAAGCGTCTGCACGAGCTGGCTCAGTATATGGATGCGCCTGAAGAGGACATCCCTGAGTGCACTCGTGAAGACCTGTGGATGGATCCACCCGTCTATAAATACTACGCCGACCCTTCAAAGGTCACGTCCGGTGGACGTGCAACCAAGAACTTCTCCGACCCCCAGGAAGCCCAACGCTTCATGCTGGAGAAGGGCAAGGGCGTCGTTATCCCCGTTGAAGGCGCTCCCAAGGCCTGTGGCTATTGTGACGGCTTCGAAGTGTGCAAGCAGAAGGACCGCTATGAACATCTTTGACCTGACAGGGGTGAAGCATCACCCCGTCATTACCGAACTGACCAATCTGCTCTGCAACCAGACGCAGAACCCCGACAGGGCGTTCTTCCATGTCGAAGTCGCCTACTTCGCTTCCAAGGCTGCATCCACGATGGGTGCAACCCTGCTGACCAAGGATCGGGGTGAAATCCCCGTCAACCTGTATGCCCTGCTGCTGGCTCCGTCCGGCTATGGCAAGGGCCACTCCATCTACATCATGGAGCAGGAAATCCTCGGAGGCTTCAAGAAGACCTTCATCGAAGACACCCTGCCTGTAATCGCTGAGCAATCCATGTGGGATCTGGCTCGTGAGAAGGCGATCAAGAACCAATCCGATGAAACGGAGGAGCAGGAAAAGATCTTCAAGGAATACAAGTCCTTGGGCGTCTATCCGTTCACCTTCGACAGCGGCACCGTGCCTGCTGTGAAGCAGCTTCGCCAGAAGCTTCTGATCTCCAAGGCCGGCTCCATCAACCTTCAGATCGATGAGATCGGTTCAAACCTGTTGGGCAATGCCGAACTGTTGAACCTCTTCCTCGAACTTTACGATCAGGGCATGGTGAAACCCAAGCTCACCAAGAACACGGCTGAAAATGTCCGTGGCGAAGAGCTTGAAGGGCGCACTCCGTCCAATCTACTGATGTTCGGCACTCCATCGAAACTCTTCGACGGTGGTGCAACCGAGGACAACCTCTACAGCTTCCTCGAAACCGGCTATGGCCGTCGTTGTCTGTTCGCTAATGGCGTCCTGTCCAACCCGGACGACCAGAACGCTGAGGACGTTTACAAGCGTCTGATCAACCCGGCCAACAGTGCTGCCATTCGTCAATGGGCTGCCCGCTTCACAGCACTGGCTGACGTTGATCTGTTCGGCTGGAAGATCGAAGTGCCCTACGACATCGGCGTCAAGCTGATGGAATACAAGCTGAGCTGTGAAGCTCATGCTCGTAGCCTGCCTGATCACGATGAGATCAAGAAGGCGGAGATCAGCCACCGCTATTTCCGTGCTCTGAAGCTGGCCGGCACCTACGCTTTCATCGACCAAGCAGCCGAGGTCGATCTGGATGAACACCTGCTTCCTGCCATCCTCCTGGTGGAAGAGAGCGGTGAAAGCTTCCAGAAGATCCTGAACCGTGAGAAGCCCTATGCTCGCCTTGCGAAGTATGTGGCCTCCATCGACGGCGAAGTGACCCATGTGGACATCATGGAGAGCAACCCGTTCTACGGCAGCACCGGAACCAAACGGAACGAAATGATGAACCTCGCTACGGCGTGGGGTTACAAGAACCACATCATCATCAAGAAGAAGTATGCCGACGGTGTGGAGTTCTTCTCCGGCAAGACGCTTCAGGAGACCGATCTGAAGGCTCTGACTATTTCTTGGTCAGACGACTATGCCTACAACTACATCAATGAGACTGCGGCTTTCGACCAGCTGCATATCATGACGCAGGCACAGAACCTTCACTTCCTGAACCACCATCTGATTGGTGGTGATGACCCGGACAAGCCTGAAGGGCACCGCCACGACAAGAACATCATCCAAGGTTTCGACATGATCGTGATCGATGTGGATGGTGGAGTGTCCGTGGACACCGCTGCTGCTCTGATGTCGTCGTATAAGTTCCTGCTTTACACGACCAAGAGCCATGACGATGACGGTGAACACCGCTTCCGCATGATCTTCCCGATCAACTACCACCTCGAACTCGATCAGGAAGAATACAAGAAGTTCATGAACGCCTTCATGGACTGGCTTCCCTTCGACAGTGACCGTGGTGCGAACCAACGAGCACGCAAGTGGGAGACCTTCTCTGGCGGGAACTACCATTACAACAATGGTCCCGACACGCAGGTCATGGACGCTCTCGACTTCATTCCTCAGACCGCACGGAACGAGGAACACAAGCGGATGCGTCAGAAGCTGACCAGCATGGATAAGCTGGAAGGATGGTTCGCCTCGAAGATCTCCGACGGCAACCGGAACAACATGATGCTTCGCTTTGCGATGGCTCTGGTGGACGGTGGCATTGGCTTCGACGAGGTGGCTGCCCGAACCATCGACTTCAACAAGAAGCTCCCTGAGCCTCTTGATGAGAACGAGCTGCAACGCACGGTCTTGGTCTCTGTGGCCAAGAAATACGACGAGCAGCCTTAAACCCGGACCCTCTTGAACGAGGATCCACAAGCCAGGAAACTGTATGGCAAACGGCAACAAAATCGCCCCATTGATCTCTGGGGCATCATCTACGGGCAAGTCAGCTTCGCTGGCCGACATCCGTGATCAGTCCAGATGGATGTATCTGAACGCCGAGCACAAGGAACTTCCGTTCCCCAGCCGGTTTCAGGAGTTCTCCATCATCGAAGCGGCTCAAATCCATGAGGCGCTGGATTATGCCTATGAGCATCAGGACGATCCTGATGGTCCCAAGGGCATCATCATCGATACGCTGACCTTCCTGTTCGACATCAAGGAAACCCAAGATGTCTATCTGGCCTCAAATGGTCAGCAGGCTTGGGCTGATTTCGCTCAGTTCTTCAGGATCATCTTCCAGGAAAAGGTAGCTCGCCTCCATATCCCGGTGATCTTCTTGGCTCACACGCTCACCACCATTGATGAGCAGGGTGTGTCCACGACTGCTGTTCCTGTGAAGGGCAGCCTGAAGAACAAGGGCATCGAAGCCTACTTCTCTTTGGTGGTCTCCACCAAGAGAATGTCCATCAGGGAGCTTGAAGCGAACCCTGACTACGACAAGGACTTGCTTCACATCACCGATGATGATCGGGACAATGGCTTCAAGTATGTCTTCCAGACTCGCTTGACGCCGAAGACCCTCGGTGAGCGCATCCGCGCACCCATGAAGATGTTCAACAAGAACCAAACCTTCATGGATAACAACGTCCAGCTGTTGATGGATCACGTCAACCGCTACTACAATCAGTAAGGAGCCGCCCAAATGGGTAAACTTTTCTCCAACATGAAGACCGACGATCTGGTTGAAGCCGAAGATCGCATCGGTGGTGGTCGCTATCTGTTCCCGACCGATGTCTATGAGGCCCGGATCAAGATGCTCTTCGTCGGCAAGTCCGATGGTGGTGCCAACTACGCCACAATCATTGCCGACATCGGCGGCAAGGAATACGAAGAGACCATCTACTTCACCAACTCGTCCGGTGAGCACTTCTACAAGTCGAAGGACGACGGCAAGAAGAACCAGATGCCTGGCTTCGTGACCGTCAACGAGCTGTGCCTCGTCGCCTCCGGCTCGGAGCTGATGGACCAGGAGTTCGAGGAGCGCCAGATCGAAGTCTGGTCCTACGAGGACAAGAAGAAGGTCCGTCAGGCCCGTGACGTGGCTGTCGATATGCTCGACAAGGAAGTCTTGCTGGCCATTCGTCAGGCGACCAAGCCGAAGACGAAGAAGACCGACAAGACGGACAGCCGTGGCAAGCCGATCTATGAAGAGACGGCCGAGGACATCGGCCTGAACGAAATCGTCAAATCGTTCCACGCTGAGACCGGCGCTACCGTCGGCGAAATCCGCAAGGCCCAGAAGGACGACAAGCCTATCGAGGCTTCCTTCAAGGACGAGTGGGTCAAGAAGTGGAAGGGCACGATCCAGGATCAACGCAAGGGCGCCAAGCCCTCGGGTGGTTCGGACGGCGCTCCGAAATCTTCCGGCGCTGACACCAAGCCGAAGACCTCGCTCTTCGGCAAGTCTTAAGCTACAGAGGCCCCTGACCATGTGTTAGGGGCCTTCCTGTGTGGACTATCGACCTTCCGACCTTCATTCAGAAGAACAAGAACAAGCGTCTTGCCCTCAATCTGAATGGGTATCGTAACTGGCACTTTAGAGACCAGCACTACACGAAGGAGGCGTTCGAACAGATTGTCAAAGGATCATTGAAGGGCATTCCCCGCCAAGAAATGATCCATCTTCACTATGTTCTCTATGGTCCAACGAACCAACGACGTGACTTGATGAACGTCATCGCCGTCATTGATAAGTATTTCTCTGACGCCCTCCCCAAATCTGGGGTGATTGACGATGACTCCACCAAGTATATCGTCTCAGTATCTGCCTCTTGGGGTGGAGTGGATCGATCCAATCCACGAGTAAGCGTAACCATAGTGCCAGTGGATCAACCGATGGCACTCAACTTCTCATGAGAAAGACCAAAACTCCCATGTCCAAACCGACTCAACTGCCGTTCACTCTGAACGAACCGCAGATCGTCGCTGCCGTGGTGGCTGCTCTGATGGGTGTCGATGAGCGCAAGCTCAGCGTCTCCTTCACCAACAGCCGCCCTCCGAAGGGCTTGTCTGCCGCTCTGTCGGTTGACGAGAACTTCATCCGTGAAGCCGTTATCGGCCATGCTCGCAAGCTGGTGAACCCGACCTTCACCCACTTCTCGGTGGACTTCGTTCACACCCGTGGTGAAGATGGTCAGACCGCTTCGATCATCGCTTCCACGCATCCGATCGCTCGGTCGGAACCGGAACAACCGACGACCACTGCCAAGGCCGGTCCGACGCCTGAAGTGCCGGCTGAGGAACCTGCTTCCCAAGAAGCCACTGCTCCGTTGGCTGATGCAGGCGAAGGTGCGACGGAAGCTCCTTGGGAAGACGATGGTAAGGCCACCTCGGCTGAAGCCACCACTTCCACGGAAGCTGACGAGGCTGCCACGGCTGACTCGGAAGCTGCTGTGAACACGGCTGCTCCGGCTCCTGCGACCGGACGTTCGCGTCTGTTCGCTGAACTGAGCCGCTCGTCGATCAAGGACAGCAACGCCGCCGACGCTGAATAAGCGTCATGCGTCGCTTGACGCTGGTGAGGAGGGTCATTCTGGTCGCATCTGCCTTGGCAGTGATCAGCCTGATCCTCCTGCTGTTCGTCCTACCAGCCCTGCTGGTATGGCCGCTCAAGGAAAGCTCTAGGGAAACCTAGAGCTTTTTCTTTTGAAGGAGCCATCCATGAACATCTTCTTTGTCCACCAAGACCCTAAGATTGCTGCACAGATGCTGGCCAATGCTCATGTTCGGTCACAGATCAAAGAGTCCGTGCTGATGCTTGCAGCTGCTCACCACATTTTCGGTGACGACAAATCAGAGCACGTCATCAACTCCATAGAACTGACCCACCAGCACCATCCGAGCACTGTCTGGACCCGACATAGCCACGGGAACTATCAGTGGCTCCTGAGCCATCTATGGGGCCTTCTCGACGAATATAGACACCGACATGGTGTCCCCCACTATCGGCTTGAGCACGCCATGATCCTTGGACGTGCTCCAGAGTGCCCTTTGATGGAAGAAGCACTGACTGTTCCACCTGCTGTGGTCTCGCCAGAGCTGAAACCTGAAACCCCGTCCTGGCCCTCGGTCGTCGAGGCATACAGGAAATACTATCTCACCAAGAAGCGACACCTCCATCTCTGGATGGTTCGCCCCAAACCTGATTGGATCCCCTGATGGGTAAGCATATCCGCGACAACACCGACGCAGCAGCCCAAGAGGCTGATGACCGGATTACCGAAGAAGGCGTTCAGCCGCTCAACTACGAGGTCTTCGGCACCTCGACCTGCCCCTACTGCGACAAAGCGAAGGAGCTTCTCACCTCGAAGGGCCTGAACTTCACGTTCAAGAACATCGACGAGGATGATGAAGCCTTCGATCAGCTCGTTGGACGCATTAAGAAGTGGAAGACTGTGCCCCAGATCTTTCATGGGGCGCTTCACATCGGTGGATACCAGGAACTTGTCGAGTCTTTATCTTA